TTTTTAACATAGAAAGTACCGTCACTCATTCTGAAATCCCGAGAAAAATTGATTTCATTTGGATTTATTTCAAAAAATGTTTCATTACTATTATTTATTTTTAAAACATCAGCATCATGTTCTAAATTAATAGTTATATTTGTATTCATATTAGATTGTACAGATAGAATATCTCCTATTGTAAATTTTCCTTTAAAATCTGCGTCTTGAAATGTTGTTATAACATTTGAATTAAAAGTTGCTAAACATAAACTCTCTTTATAAATTGAAAAACCTGTATCGTCCACTCCAGTTTTGAAGTTTTTATATGATATATATACATTGGAAAATGATAAATCGCCAGTATTCAGTTGTATTGCATCTGGTGTTTTATAAGAATTTATAGTAAATGATTCATTTTTTGACGCTTCGATAAATGGATTTTTTCCATATCTATTGTTTGAAACACCAATTTCAATAGACATTAATTATTATATGTAACTTATATAACTTTAATGAATGTTTCTTAAATCGGTTTTTAAATTCACTAAAATGATATAAGAATAATATGTATTTATAGTATTGTGAAGAAAACAACTTCACTTGCTTCTTTTTGCAATAAAAACTGCCTACATGGCATTTGTGTCACTGTGGCCGAGCGGTTCAAGGCGTTCGACTTAAGATCGAATGGGCATACGCCCTCGCGGGTTCGAATCCCGTCGGTGACATTAAGTTTATAACTCAGTTTTTATTGTAATTATTTTATTCATTTTTCTTTTAAGAACTGCCTTTATGGCATAAAGTCACTGTGTCCGAGCGGTCCAAGGAGTTACTCTCAAGTAGTAATGGGTTTTTACCCTCGCGGGTTCGAATCCCGTCGGTGACATTAAGTTTATAACTCAGTTTTTATTTAAAAAATAATAACATCTATAAAATAGATGGAGAATATAGGAGTGGATATAGTAAATGTCACTTTGGGGAACAATCAAATTATTTTAAAATATGCAAACGATGCGACAGAAACATTACCTGTTAATGACGATACATTTACAAAATTTCGTGAAGTTTGGATAAAACCAAATCCTCCATTCATATCTGATAAATTCAAAGCACAGATGAGAGATTTGATACATACTTGTGTTCATCATAATGAAAAATGTTGCGATAGTTTGAAAGCATTCTTTAGTCCTCCAAATGAAGAAAAAGTACTTGAATTCTTTAATTACATGCGTTCCAGGGATACAATTTTACCCCCTCTTAGAGCACAGTGGACAATTAAAAAATAAAAACTGTTTTACACATAAATGAAAAAATGATAGATAATATTATAATTATTGTCATATGTTGTTGAATTTTGACAACTCAAAACCAATTGTATTGGTTGATTCTGGTTATTATGTCTTTTATAGATATTTTGCAACTATGAGATGGTTTGTGTTTCAGAAAAAAGAATTCGAAGTGAATTCTATTACAGAAAATGAAGATTTTGTATCAAGTTTCATAAAACATTCAGAATCAGATATTAAAAAGATTTGTAGAAAGTGGAAAACTGTTCCTGATAATATTGTGTTCTGTACTGACTGTCAACGTTCGAATATATGGAGGAATGACTTATATAAAGATTATAAAGGAAGTCGGGTTCAAAATACAAATTTTAACGCTAAAATATTCCCGATATTTAATGAATATATTCTGAAAAAAAACATAAAAAAAATTGGATTTGAAAGACTTGAAGCAGATGATATTGTATATTTAATACAAAAACAATTAAAAAAAGTAGCACAATCAGATATTGTGATAATTTCAAATGATAATGATTATCTACAATTGGCAAATGACGATAGAGTAAGTATTCTTAATATGCAATTCAAAGATATCACATTGCGAGGAAGTCAAAATGCACAATTTGATCTTATAAACAAAGCAATTTACGGTGATAAAAGTGACAATATTCATAAAATTGCACCTTTTATTACAAAAGAAAAAGCACTTGAACTCTCTGTTTTGGAACAATCAGAATTGCAAAAGTGGATCAATGAACACGATTTGAGTGAAAAGTTTGATTTTAATATGTCACTAGTTTCATTTGAGAGAATTCCAAAATCATTGGTAGAAAATTTCTACAATACAATCGAGATTGTTTGTGAATAAATTTATTCTATAATAATTTATTTATTATTTTTTTAAATTTTTTGAAAAAATGATTATGTCTTATATGGACATATTCATCTGCTCATGGAATGCACAAAATGTTCAAAAATATTGGATATTTCAAACTTTGGATTAAAAAATCCAAGTAAAAAGATTTACTACTTGCATTGTAATAAATGCAGGGAACAGATCAATCGCCAACCTTTCAAAAAAGAAAGAGAAAAACAACAATACGAAGAGGTAAAAAAAAATAATGTTATTTATTGCGAATGTGGTAAACATTTTATAGGATTTCGACAATACCATTATATTCGTCATATAAATTCAAATTCACATATAAATTATGTCAAATCAAAGTCACATTAATATCAAGTTTATTAAAAAATGATAATGATATTTATTTTTTATCATTACAATGTTGTGTACTTCATCTATGTCTACAGAACCAAATGATATAGAGGAAATTATTCATAAACATAAAGAAAAACATTACACACCTGAGCAATGGAATATTATTTTGATTGAATTGGAAAAACATAAAGACACACTGAAAACACAAAAAGATTTGAGGGAATTTCGTTTATTTATTCAAAATAATTATAAGATTGTTCTTTCAAACAGTGATTTTGTTAAAGCATACAACTATTTAGGATATACAGATGCTGATTTGAAATATTTGATAACAAAGAAAAAAAACAAATCTAACTCAGGAGTTATTGTAGTGACAGTTCTTACTGCCGCACACCCTATTTATATTGATAAAAATGGAGTAGAACAGAGAACAAAGTTTTCTTGTGCATGGGATTGTCATTATTGTCCAAATGAAACTGCGAGTCCCGAAAACAATTTCATTGATCAACCAAGAAGTTATCTCTTTCACGAACCAGCAGTTCTTAGAGCAAATGAAAATAAATTTGATGCAGTTCTGCAGTTTAATGCTAGAATCACAACACTTATCGATATTGGACACAGTGTAGATAAAATTGAACTCATCATTCTTGGCGGTACATGGTGTAGTTATCCTAAAGAATATCAGGATAAGTTTATTACCGAATTATATTATGCCGCAAATGTATATTTTGATAAAGAACCGCGAAAAATTCTATCACTCGAAGAAGAAATTACCATCAATGAAAATGCAAAACTTCATATTATTGGTTTGACTTTGGAAACAAGACCAGATACTATCAATCTTGATGAAATCAAAAATTTCAGAAGATATAATGCAACTCGAATTCAGTTAGGTGTGCAACATACAGACAACAAAGTTTTGAAAAAGATTAACAGGGGTCATACAATTGAAGCAGCACACAGGGCAATTAAAATGTTGAAAGAAAATGGATATAAAGTCGATATACACCTGATGCCAAATTTACCTGGATCTTCTTATGAACAAGATGTAGTTATGTTAGACAATGCACTATATGATGAAAAACTTCAAGTCGACCAACTCAAGATTTATCCATGTGCTGTAGTACCTTTTACCAAAATCAAGAAATGGTTTGAAGAAGGTTCATATGTTCCTTATGATGATATTGTTCTATTTAATTTGATAAAAGATTTCAAAAAGAAAGTACAACCGTATAAACGCCTTAATCGTATTATTCGTGATATACCAAGTTCATATATTTCGGGAGGTTATACTGATAAATCGGTTAATATGCGACAACTACTACAGAATGATATGAAGAAAGATAATTGGAAATGTAGATGTATTCGATGTAGGGAAGTTGGTGATAAAAAAGTAAATCCTGATGATATCAAATTAAAACATGAAATTTATAAAGGATCCGGAGGAGATGAACATTATATATCATTTGAAACCGATGAATATCTTATTGGATTTATCAGACTGAGAATTAATATTGAAAAAGACGATGAAAATATACTTGATATTCTTAAAAATACTGCTCTGATTAGAGAACTACATGTATATTCTAATATAAGATGCGTAGGTGCAAATCAAGACGGGTCTATGCAACATAAAGGTTATGGGAGAAGACTTATACAAGAAGCAGAAAGAATTGCAATTTCCTACGGCGAAAAGAAAATTGCAATTATTAGTGGAACAGGTGTCAGAAATTATTACAGAAAATTTGGTTATGAACTTAAAGATACTTATATGATCAAAAATCTTGAAAAACCATCAAATTGTGTATGTTCATAAAATAATAATGATATTATGTAGAATTGAAATGGAAAAAGATATCAATTCTTTTATGAACAAAATGGAACAGTTTCTGGATTACGATATGTTGAAATATATTGTTGACCTTGTACATAAGGAAAATAATATGAATACAATAGTAAAAACAAAAAAATTAAAAAGACAACTTAACAATTCTATTATTAAACTTTTTCATACTTTTTATATTGATGAAAATGTTCTTATCTACAAATTGAACGATGAACATATTGTCTTGGAAAATCTGAGACCATCCGTTAACCCAAATTTATCAATTTATCAAAAAAATAACAATGAAAGAAATGTTTATAATGCTAATGAAAATTCTGTTGTTATTCCTTGTTCAGAAACTCAGTTACAAAATATGAAACTTTGTGTTTTATACGATTAATATCTTTTAACCAATGTTTATGATTTTGCCAAATATAGATACTGTGCTTATAATTGCTTCTATATTATTTATTTTTCCAAAAAGAGACATCATATTGTTTTGTTTCTCTGTTTTATCAAGTTCAACAATTAGATGGTCTTTTTCAGTCTTAATATGTATGTATTTGATAGTTGATACATCAAGAATAATATTTCCCATTACAATATTTTTTGAAGATATTTCTGTATGATTGATATAAATATTGTTAAAATTTTTTGTATTGTTCGATACAAAGTCGTTTGTAAAATTCAATATATTGAAAAGGGTGTTCACGTTTGATGTGTTTTTCAAAAGTCGTCTAGTTTTACGCAATCCAATGAGGTAACTACCATATAGTTTTTTCTCGTTTTCATAATAAATATTTGCTTTTGGTTGACATTTTATCGCACTATTGGGAGATTTTTTGAAAGATGGAATTGTGAATGAAAATCCACATAAAACATATGATATCAATAGGAAATTCAGATATCTGTTTTTCATTGTTGATACAAAAAATCAATCAAAAAACTATCATTTTTTTATTTTTCAAAATCTGAAAAAAATACATTTTCCAATTATAGATATACATACATGGACGACAAATCAATTAGAATATTACAAGATTATCGAGATAAATGCTATGTTTCAAATATATTGTGTGAGATGAATTGTGATTTTTACAGGAAGGTGCGCCAAATTGTTAATATACCTTTGATTTTATCATCTACAATCATGGGTATTATGAACAGTAGTAGTTTTCCAGAAAATGATTTAAAAATCGCAAATATCGTACTTAATGCATCAACATCATTGCTATTATCTCTCATTGGAAATTTCAAAGTTGCTGAAAAAGTAAGTTCTTTTCGTAATTCTGCACTCAAATTTAACAAGTTATGTCATTTTATAGAAGATAAATTGATGAATGAAGAGGAAATAACAAATGAAACAGTAAGACAAATTATTATCGATTACGACAATATTTATGAAAGTCTTGAGTTTTCATTTAGTGGTCGATCGAAAGACAAATGTAAACAAAGATTTGCTGGCAAAAGAACACTTCCTAATATTCTGAATTGCGAAATTGACTTTAAACGTCCAAAAACACCTTTGCGAAAATCTAGTGTAGTAGAAAAAAATGACTTGTTTTGCGTAGAAGAACCTGTTGTTTTTGTTAAAGAAGAAAATGATAAAGACATTCGTGTTCAAGTTGATCTTTAATTAAATTATGAATTTATTTTTGAATATATAAAAAAATATAGATATATAATTAACAATGGTTTCGGTAAAGGCATATAAAAATCTTACAGTGTTTGAAAAAACACAAATACAAACCTTGTTAAATTTATCAAATGAAATTATCGAAGATTTAGAATCAGAGAGTCATGTTATTGTGTATGAAAAGTCGGAAAATTCAGAAATTACCACTTTTCTCATTATGAATACTTCTTTGTTTGGATACAATTTTATTAAATATTTGTATTTACAAGACTCTTCATATAATACCATTAATATGATAAAAATGTTACTCAAACTTCCGATCGTAGTTGAACTTAAAATATTGTCGGAAGAATATTCTCGTATTTTAGAAAAAAATGGTTTTAAAAAATATACTAATCATCAAGACATAACTGATATGTTGGGATTTGATACAAGAATTGAAAATGATGTTATGATTTATTGTAAAAATAAATATAAAACAGGAAAAGAAAAAAAATGATTATAAAATTGATTTTTTTTCAATCTATTTGGGAAACATGTTAAATGATAATGTTTGTTGGGACATTCTAGACACATACTTTCAAAAAGGAGGATCGTCCGAATCTGTCAATCCTCTTGTAAAACATCAAATCGATAGTTACAATAAATTTATTGACAGTACCTTGTCACAAATTATCACAGGTTTCAATCCAATCAAAATAACAAATACTCTTAAAAATGAAAATGGAGATCAATCTCATAAAATATATATCAATGCAGTTCAACCTTCGCTTACAAAACCAGTATATCATATGCACGATGGTACACAAACCATTATGACTCCTTATATAGCAAGAATGAACAAGTTGACATATTCAGCAAGTCTTTATATTGATGTCAATATTCAGATCGAAGCAACAAATGACGATGGTGTAATAGAAAATTTCAATAAAACAATTCCTGGAGTATTTGTTGGAAAAATCCCAGTCATGGTACGTTCAAAAGCATGTATTCTTCAACAAATTCCTGGAATTGGAGAAGAAAATAACAACGAATGTCGTTATGATTATGGTGGGTATTTTATCATAAATGGAAGCGAAAAAGTTCTAGTCAGTCAAGATAGAATCAATGAAAATAAAACACTTGTGTTCAAACCAAATATTAACAGCGAGGGTCTTTATGCAGAAATTAGATCTATGAGCGATTCGTCTTATCTTCCGCCAAAAACAACAAGTTTGAATATGAGTGGTAAACTCAACCATATGGGAAGAATTATTCGAATGAGTACATCATTCATAAAAACAGACGTCCCTGTATTCGTTATGTTTCGTGCTCTTGGTATTATCAGCGACAAAGAAATTCTTCAACATATCGTATATGATATGGACGATATTGATAATCAAAAAATTCTTACAGAACTTATGGCATGTTGCGAAGATGCTTGTGATGTTCATACACAAGCAGATGCAGAGAATATTCTAATCAAAGTAATGACAGGTGCGAATAAATCAACAAATCCAAATGAACTTCTTACACATAACATTGTGAACGATTTCCTTCCTCATGTTGGTAAAAACTTCAGACGCAAAGCGCTTTATCTTGGGTATATGATTCGTAAAATTATTCGCATTTATTTAGGATACGATACTTATGATAATCGCGACAGTTATATGCATAAACGTATTGATACTCCTGGAATACTTATGAGTAATTTGTTTCGACAATGCTATGGAAAAATGTCCAAAGAAGTGAAATGTCTTGTTGAAAGAGAACTCAATCTTTGGAGAGCAAACCCTGGATCTGTTGCGACCTGTGATATTATTAGTAATAATAACATTCATAGGTACTTCAGACAATCTCTTCTAGAATCATGGTTGAAATACTCTCTTTCTACAGGAAATTGGGGAATTAAAAGTATTGGTAGTTTTCAAAATATAAGACAGGGTGTATCACAAGTTCTAAACAGAATGTCTTATGCGAGCACACTATCACATCTCAGAAGAATTAATACTGCAATGGAAAAAAATGGAAAACTTGTTCAACCACGTAAACTTGATAATTCTCAAATCGGTATGATTTGTCCAGCAGAAACACCAGAAGGCGCATCAGTTGGTCTTGTAAAAAATATGGCACTCAGTACAAATATTTCAATATATATGAACAGTTCCCATATTCGTAATCTGCTAATTGAAAACGATGTCAAGATTTATGATGATGTTTTCTCGAATTCTGAAAATACAAAGGAAGAACAAGAAAAGATTTCAGAGTATTTGAAAAATATGGGAAATCCAAATAATGTATGTGTTCAAGTTAATGGTGATATTATTGGATACCACACTGAACCACATGCGTTATATAATAAGTTCAAGCATTATAAAAGATGCGGAATTATATTTCCTATGACTTCCGTTGTATGGAATATTAAAGTTCGCACAATTGTTATTTCTACTGAAGCAGGAAGAATGTATCGTCCTCTGATGATTGTTGATTATAACAAAGAAACTAAAAAAAGAGAACTTCGTATTACAAGAATTTTGAGAGAAAGAAATCAGACATGGGAAGAATATAATCAAAATAAGACATTTGATGCATATATTTCGCCATGTTGCGAATACAATAATGAAAATACAGAAGAAGAAGGATTCATAGAATATCTTGATTGTGATGAGATCAATCATGCGATGATTGCTATGAGTCCAAATGAACTAGAAAAAGGGATGAAAGGTACTTCTTATCCTCCTTGTTATACAAATTGTGAAATTCATCCCAGTTTGATGAATGGAATTCTTGGTGTGAATATTCCTTTCAGTGATCACAACCAGTCTCCTCGTAATTGTTATCAATGTATTCACGAAAACGAAAATGTGCTTATGAGCAATGGAACAAAAAAACAAATCAAAGATATAAAAATTGGCGACGAGGTGATTGCATTTGATCTGGTTACAAAAGAAACAGTATATACAAAAGTTGTAAATCATTACAATAAAAAAACAACAAAATTGGTATATTGTATTGATATAGCAACAGGTAGACAGATTATTGCTACATATGATCACAAGTTTATGACAAATGATGGTTGGAAAACTTGCACACAATTTCAAAAAGGCACTTTGTTGGGTATTTATATTTCCCCCAATATTAATCATAATATCTCAAATTTCAAACACGATATAATTCTTGAAAGCGGGATTGATTATTATAAAGAAATTGGTCTTCTTCCGTTGTATACAAATCACAAGAAACTCCCAATCATTGCCAAAATTGCCGGTTATTACTTTCATAAAAAACTAAATTTCGAAAACATAAATGATAGAAAAACTGCAGATAGAGATGCACAATTTATTGGATTCGATTATGGAATTATTGATACAAAATTCATTCTTTATATGGAATCAATTGTGAAAAATATTTCATGGGTAAACAATTGTTCAGATATGGTTCAATTAGAGTTTGTTGCCGGATATCTTTCTGCCTTTTATGGTCAATCACTTGAACATGTTAAAAATTCAAAAGGTTGTATTGATACTACTGTAAAAGGAATTATGGATAAACATAGTATTCCTGTAGATTGGTATATTGACAATAAATCAATTTCTAGTTTTCACAATAGTATCAATGTGAAATATAACAAATGCCTTTTGGAAGAAATTGTCATCATTACTGAATTTAACAACCATATCAATTACTGCAATAAGGTAAATATCGACAAGATCCAAAAGATTTATAGTTTCTCTGAATGGAAAAAAACAGTTTATGTCAAAGGAGATCTGTTGTTTATTCCTTTCAATATGAAAAGAAGTTGTAATCATTTCAATATTTCGGATATTGAAGTCGAAAGTAGTCATCATAGTTTCATTGCTGGAAATGGATTTGCTGTAAGTAATTGTGCGATGGGCAAACAAGCACTTGGTATTTATGCAAGTAATTTCAATAAACGCATTGATACAATGGGTAATATTCTGAATTATCCACAAAAACCTCTTGTATATACCAAACTATCAAAATATACACATAGTAATGAACTTCCATCTGGAACAAATGCAGTTGTTGCAATTATGACACATACTGGTTTTAATCAAGAAGACAGTGTTATTATTAATCAATCTGCACTTGATAGAGGATTGTATACAAGTACATATTATAAATCTGTTAAAGAACAATGTACCAAAAATCATAGTACTGGAGAAGAAGAAATATTTGCAAATCCTATGAAACTTGATACTGGAAGTGCTATGAGACAATTTTCATATGCAAAACTTGATGACGAAGGGTTTGTTCCTGTCAATACACCAATCAAAGGGTCTGATATTATTATTGGAAAAGTAATGCCAAAAAAAATTAATGGAATTGTTGTTAATCAAGATAATAGTGTATCTCTTAAACCAAATGACGAAGGATATGTTGATATGAATTACATTGGAACTAATAATGACGGATACAAGTTCTGTAATGTTCGTATTAGAAAGAATAGAAAACCAGAAATTGGAGATAAATTGGCAAGTAGAAGTGCTCAGAAAGGTTGTATTGGAATGGTTTATAGACATCAAGATATGCCATTTACTAAAGATGGAATAGTTCCTGATATTATCATGAATCCTCATGCTATTCCTTCAAGAATGACAATGGCACAACTCATGGAATGTATCATGGGCAAAGCAGGTTGTTATATTGGTGCATGTGGAGATTCAACACCTTTCACGGATTGTTCGGTCGAATCTATTGCGAAAGTACTTGAATTGTCTGGAATGGAAAGATATGGCAACGAAATCATGTATAATGGAAGAACTGGAGAACAAATTCAAACAGAAATATTTATTGGACCTACATACTATCAAAGACTCAAACATATGGTTTGTGATAAAATACACGCAAGAGGTTCTAATGGTCCTATCGTAATGTTGACGCGTCAACCTTCTGAAGGAAGGGCACGCAACGGAGGTCTTCGTTTGGGCGAAATGGAGAGAGATTGTCTTATAGGTCACGGTGTAAGTGAATTTATGAAAGAAAAAATGTTGGATACGTCAGATAATTACAGAGTATTTATATGCAAAACATGTGGAATTACTGCTAATTCAAATCCTTCTAAAAATATTTACAAATGTAATTATTGTAAGACATCGACAGATATTGTACAAGTTAGAATTCCGTATGCATTTAAATTGTTGAGTCAGGAATTATATACAATGAACGTCAAACTTGGTTTCACAAGTTCATAAAAATATCATTAATGTTGTAAAATATTTTTTATATTTCAATAAATATTTCGTGATTATTTTTCCGTTACATAATTAGTAGATACAACATAATGGATTCGGTTGGTACAATCATATTTTCCATATTATTCGTTTTTGTAATAGGATTTATTATTTATTTTACAATTGATTATTTGAAATACAAAGAAGAAATAAAAAATAAAATGGAACAAAATGATGTCAAATTTAGCAATCTTTTTACAACTGATAATACCATAACTTCAAATTTAGATATTGTAGATAAATCATTAACAAAAAAACACAATGATGATTCTTCTGATCTTAATGCTTTTGATAGTGCTTTGAAAAACTATTTTTCTTTCGGAGATAATAATTTAAGTATTCAAAATGAAAAATTATTCGAACATGTTTTTTCGAGAATTTCACCTAATTTAGAATTACTTACACATGTAAACACAGCACAAGGTTTAATGGTCAATACAAATAAGGAAGTCTTGGATAGCAGAAATATGAAAATATGTAATGACGAAAAAAGTTGCATTTACATGAATGTAAACGATGATGGATTTAATATAACACCCGATAGTGTGAATAATTTGACTATAAACTCAACTGAAAAAACCCCTTTGGCAAAATTTGACCTTGAAAATAACAGCATCTATTTTGGGGGAGATGATCTTAATTCTCCTATGTTCATTCGAGACGATAAGGTTTTTCTTAATAACATTAATATGATAAGTAGACCAAAAAATACAGTTATTAATCACAACAACATAAATAATTTGAAAATTTTTTCACTTAATGGTTATGACATAACAGATTCTTTGATAGATAAAGCACTAAGTGCTATCGATAATAATAAATTTATTGTTTTTTATAATGCTGAAAATAGCGCCAAAAGAGAGAATGATAATTATTTATTTGAATGGATAATAGATTTTCATATTATATCAAACTATGATTATGTTACAAATGATGTGTTAACATTTGATGTGCCATTTAAACTCGAACCAGATTCGTCAATTAATTCAAGTATCACAAATACGCTTATTACTGAAAATATTATATCTAGTGAAAATATTGAAGTAAAGAAAGAAAGTAATAAATTAAATGTTACTATTACTGTTAAAAATAATAATCCAACCACAAGTTTACCTTCTAAAACATTTTTTAAATTTTCTTTATCAGGAAGTGGAAAACTTCAAACATTAATTCAATCCAGATTGAATATTGAATCTGGATTATTGATTGGTGAAAAAAAATCAAATCAGATTTCACCAACACACAATGCCAATGTTGTCGCACCATCATTACCTTTTGATGCTACCATACCCGATTCAAATACCACATCCATTAACACCCCATAGATATCTTCGTTCCATGTTTATATTTGATACAATATCAAACAATAA